CGCACATTTGTTAATGCCGCGTCTGATGGCACTAACATTGTATACTACTCATTTATTGGTGGCGTATCACAATATCAAATTGACGCGCAACCCGGCGCAGAAGCAAAATGTGTTTTTACAATTCACCCTCGCGGCAACCTTTATGGTTGGTGCAACAACGCTTAATAGGAGCATAAATCATGGCAGCACCAAACGTAATATTACCCGGCTTTTCTGCTTCAATGTGGATGCAAACGGGCGCAACACCCACGGCATTTACTGTGGCAAACCTTGCAGTGTGGACAGCACAAGTTGCAACGCTAGTAGGTACTGTGGCAAACGGCACAGGCGCATCAGGCACGCAATTAAACGTGGAAGCAGTACCCGCCTTTGGACAAGATGACGCAATGGCATCGTTTTCAGTAGCAGGCGCACGCCAAAGCGACAAAATTCCAACTCAAAGCGCACCTACTAGCCTTACCATTACCGCAGCATGGAACCCGTCAGATTCGGGTCTTTTATTGATTCGTGGCGATGCGTACAGCGGCATTATTGACCGCACTTTTGTGGTTGCGGCGGCTAGTGGAAGCACCACTATTGCTTATGCTTTTAACGGGCGTGTATCTCAATTTCAAATTGACGCACAGACGGGCGCAGAAGCAAAGTGCGTATTTACCATCCATCCCCGTGGTGGACAATATGGCTGGAGCAACACATAATGACGCTTGAAGAAGCAGTCGATTTGTTAGTGTCCACGGACAAAGACCTTGACCTTATGGCGAGGTTTTTGCCTGTGGACGCTGCCGAAGTTTATACAGCGTTGGCTGGCGCTGATGATGATTCTGCCGATAAAGTTGCATTAACATTGTTGGCTAAATACAATCCTTATACTGCGCCAAATGCCAATAGCAAAAAAGGATGATGGTTGGTATTGGGGCGGCAAAGGACCATTTCCAACAAAGGCAAAAGCACAAGCAGTAGGTCGTGCAGCGTATGCAAGCGGATATTCCAAACAAGGAAGCAACATGAAATTTAGCGTAGAACAGGAATCAGACCCTGTAATGCAATTCGTAATGTGTTTGTTGCACAGCGTTACCAATACGCACATTTTGCATTTGTCTACGCTAAGTTATTCTGAGCATAAAGCCTTGGAAACGTTTTACACGGAAATTGGCGACCATGTAGATGATTTTGTGGAAGCATTCCAAGGTAAATATGGCTTGTTACATGACTATATTAATGCATACGAATTGCCAACAACGCCATTGGATTATTTGACTTACCTAAAAGATGAAATTGCAACTCTGCGCCGTGCGGAAAAATTCCCGCAAGATAGCGAATTGCAAAACATCACAGACGAAATTGCCCAATTAATAGACAGCACATTATATAAACTCAGATTTTTGAAATGACCACAATACAAAACACAAATGATTTACTTGGCTTTTTAGTTGCTCAATCAGGCGAACGCAAGGACTGGTTTGGGTTTTCGCAGCAAAAATTAACTGCGGTAAATCTTGCTCACAAAATTGCAGAAAATCACGCATCACAAATGACCCCTGCCGAAGTGGTCACTTATGTGCAAACGCTGAATCAAGAAATTTTTAACCGAATCATAAAAGGTTAAATCATGTCAGCAGTCAGAATTGAACTTAAAGGACTTGGCGATGTAGCCACAGTTTTTAAGAATTTGGCTGACGATATTGGCGACAAATCAGCAACAAGCAAAGTGCTAATTCCAGCAGTGCGCGAAGCAATGCAACCCGTATTAAGGGCAGCACAAGGGCTTGTGCCAAGGGATACAGGCGCATTGGCGTTGTCTTTAATTGTGGAAGCACGGAGACCTAGCAAACTGGATAAGCGGTCAAAATACGTTAATGATTCAGATGTCGCAATTGCAGCAGTTACAACGGCATCAGGAAAAAAATTAGCACGCATGAGCGAAGGCAAAGGATTGTTAAGGTCTCAAAAACGTTTAACAAAAATGGGGCTTGATGCATCAAAATTTAAAGGCATTCCAAGCGATGCAAGGGCAATTGCCCAAGAGTTTGGTTCTGCAAGCAATCCAAAACACCCATATTTGCGACCAGCGATTGAATCACAAGCGCAATCGGTAGTTTCAAATTTATCATCAATCTTAGAACGACGAATTAACAAATACAGGAAAATATAACATGAGCAAAATATCATCAATACTTGGTGGCGAACAAAAATTAAAAGACATTCGTATTCGCAAATTTGAACTTGGCGGTCATACGTTTAAGGTTCGTATTCCGTTGGTAGCGGAATCGGATGCTATGTACGCAAAAATAACTGCACCTGACCAACAAAAAATAGACAAAATTTACGGCGAACTTACAGCATCGTTAATGCAATTTAAGGACAAAGAATCCGAAGATTTTAAATTTACTGATGACGATGTAATTGTTGAAGGACGTTCAATGCGGCAAGCCGCAAAAAACAAAGCAATGATTGAAGCGCGTGTAATTGAATACATTAAATTGCTTGTTCCCGAAGATGCAGAACAAACGTTGGAAAACATTACTTATGAGGACATAGAAGCAGAATTTCCTTTTGCTGTGCAAATGACATTGGTAAAAAGCATTGGTGAAGTAATTAGCCCAAGTTATGAGGAAGCGCGGGGAAACTGATTGGCTCATTAAGGACGCAAGTAAAAAATGCAATGGTCTTTAATGGGCATACTTTAGAGTCAGTTAACGCATTAGACGACATAACTTTTGCTGAAATTCAAACCATGTATGCGGACGGGATGCTAGGCAATCAAAAAACAATTTATTTGCTTGGCTTGTTGGTTACAGGTGTTTTTAATTATTTAAAAGCGCCATCGTCAGCGGCGTATGAGTTAAAAAGCATAATTGGTAGGGCAAATGATTACATTTTTCCGCCAATGAGCGAAAGTGAAAAAGAATCTACTGTAAACTCAAATCTGCTGGCGTTTATGGCACAAGCGCCCGGATTTGATAAAAACCTTTTTGGGGTTAAAGATGGCAGCTAATAACATTGCAAGGCTTGGCGTTGTCCTTGGTCTTGACAGCGCGGAATTTGTAAAAGGCTTGGACGCTGCCAATAAAAAACTATACGATTTTGGCGTAAATGTTGCGGAACAAGGAAAAAATGCCGTTCTTGCAATGGGAACAGCGTTTGTAGCAGCAACAGTTACAGCAATGAAATTTGCTGATGAAATTGCAGACGTAGCAAAAGCAAATGATGTTGCCATTGATACGATTATTAAACTCAATGATGCGCTTGCCAATTCGGGCGGCAATGCAGAAGATGCTGGTAAATTGCTTGCAGGCTTTACCAAATACATAGACAACGCTGCCAGCGGTTCTTTTGAAGCGCAAAAAGCATTAGGCAAATTAGGTGTATCGCTTAAAGATGTTGCAAATTTAAGCACCGAAGATTTGTTCAAAAAAATTGTTCAATCAATAGCAAATATTGAAGACCCGCTAACGCGCAATGCACGCGCAATGGAAATTTTTGGCAAAGCCGCAAAAGGAGTTGATTTCCTTGGTGTTGCTGAAGAAATGGATAAAGTTAGTTCCACAACCGCGCAACAAGCCCAAGCAATTCAAGACGCAGCGGATGCTTATGATTTATTAAATCAAGCGGCGCGTGATGTTAAATTTACGATGACCACGGAAATTGGAACATCAATAAAACAAACAACAGAATATTTTATTGATTTGTTTTCTACTATTAACACAGGCGGCGGTCTTTGGAAAACAGTCTTTGACAAAATGGCGTATGGCGTTGCGTTTATGGCGTTTGAGGTTAAAGACCTTATTCGCGTAATGGGCGCATGGGGTGATGCGTTTACAGCAATTTCAGAAGGACGTTTTGGCGACATAGACAAGATTGCACAAGCCCGAATGAAAGCGCGGGAAGCTGATGAAGCAAAATTGTTTTATCTTGGAGAACAATTAGATTCTCCAACATTGCAACGCAACAACAATGTATCCGTTCCAAAGCGACCTGGACAAACAAGCGCAGGCGGTGGAAGAATAGTAACGCCGGGCATTGATACCAAAGGCGAACAAGAACGCAAAAAACAACACGATGAATGGAAACGTTTTTCTGCTGAACAAGTTAAATACATTGACAATTTAATTGCAAAACAAACGGCAGAAGCAAATGAAGATATTAAGCGTCTTGACGAAAGAAATGCAGCATTAAAAAGAAATGGCGAAGAAGAAATTGCCATTATTCAACAAATAGTTGACGCAGATGAAGCGCGAGCAATTGCACTTGCAGCAATCGAAAGCGCCCAACTTGACGCAAGGATAAATCAAGAATTAAAACAAAAAGCGCAGCAAAATGATTTAGAACGTACACAGCAAATGTTTAAATTAGAACAAGCTGGTGTAAGTTTGCGTGCTGAAGATTTGCAAATGCAAAGAGAATTAGTTAATTTAGAAAACAAACATTTAGACACGCTAGATGAAATTAATCGCAATAAATTGCTTGATGCTGATGCAAGACAACGCGCAATTGAAAAAGAAAACGAGTTGTATCAAAAAGGAATTGAATTCATAAGGGAACGCAATCGCATACTTAAAGAAGGTTCTGTTATAGATGGATTTACGCAAGCAATGGAAAGATTTATAAATAATTTGCCAACACAATTGCAGCGCGGCGAACAAATGTTTGCGTCTTTTTCCGATACGATTGGACAAGCAATAGACCAATTTGTAGAAAAAGGGACAGTTGCATGGGATAGGTTAATTGAAAGCATGATTAAAGGCATGATAAAAGCCGAATTGCAACGCCAAGCAACATCATTGTTTAGCAGTGGATTTAAAGCATTAAGCGGCGGCGATGTTCTGGGAACTATTGGTTCATTTTTTGGTTTTGCTAATGGTGGCAATCCTCCCGTTAATCAGCCTTCAATGGTGGGTGAGCGTGGCCCTGAATTGTTTGTGCCAAAAACGGCAGGGACAATCATCCCTAACAATCAATTGGCAGCAATGGGCAGCGGTCAAACCGTTAACTACAATGGGCCATACATCGCAAGCATGAGCGCGATTGATACGCAAAGCGGCGTTCAATTCTTAGCAAAAAACAAGCAAGCGGTTTGGGCAACGTATCAATCCGCTAATCGCAGCATTCCTATGTCGAGGTAAATCATGGCAGTTCCAAATACATTCGCAACGGCAACCAGCGCAATTCCGCTGGCTAATCTCGACGCAAACTTTGCGTATTACGATGGTGCGTTTTCTATATCAGGAACAACAACGCAATTCCTTGGCAATGTAGGCGTTGGCACAAGTTCGCCGTCTGCAAAATTTGACACCACAGGCACCGGCACAACTGAAATGCGTGTGCGTTCGCAAACCAGCGGTGATGCGCGTGTTGGTTTTTGGGCTGAAGGCGCTGCATACAACTACATTCAGACTGTGCGCTCTAGCGGAGCATTAAGTTATTTTGCTGACCTTCAAACATTTAATAATGCTAGTGGCACAGAGCGTATGCGCATCACGTCCGCTGGTGATGTAGGAATAGGTACAAGTTCGCCGGCAGGAAAAATCGAAGCTTCTTCGTCAACGCAAAATATTATTGTTTCACGCAGCACAGGCAGTTATGCGGCTTTTCAACGTGCAGCTCCAACAGGGCAACAAGCATACGATTTTTACACCATAAACAACGTTGAAGTTGCACGCATAACAGGCGACCCAAGTTATTTGGGGTTTTCTACGGGTTCTGCCGCCACCGAACGAATGCGTATCGACTCCAGCGGCAGGCTAGGCGTAGGCGTAACATCAATAAATACTGGCTTTATTGCCCAATTCAATGGTGATATTGGCTTGGGTAGCCCTACTAGGAATCAAACTACAACGGCGCGTATTGGAGTGAGAACATCGAATGACCCCGCCGATGATTCTCGGGCAAGCGTACTTTTTGGAACAACTGCTGGCGCAGCATCCTCTGATTCTTACATTACATTTAATACTAACCAGTACGGCGTCAGTGCTGGCGAACGTATGCGTATCGACTCCAGCGGTAACGTAGGGATAGGGACGATTTCGCCAATTACTACTTCTGCACGGCTGTCTGTTAAAGCCGTTGGCGATTACGATGCAGGGTTGGCTATTGGTTCAAACGCGTCTGCCGCCAATTGGGCGCGGCTCGATTTTAAGAACACAAATGTCGCTTACACCGGCATCATTTATCAAGACCAAGGCGGCTTGTTTAACATGCGCAATGATGGCGCGCAAGGCATTGCTTTTTCCACCAATGGCGGAAACGAAAGAATGCGCATTGATGCCAGCGGCAACGTAGGAATAGGTACAAATGCTCCCGGCAATAAATTGGAAGTCAACGGGACATTGTATCAATACAACGCTTATGCGGTGCTTGGCGTTTATAACGCTGGCGGCGCAAATAGTCCTAGTGCTGGCGGCACAGCATTCAGCACCAATGTGACCAACGGACAAGCTGAAAGCGACATTTGGAACGGCAATGACCCTGCTATTTATGCTAACACAGGCATCTTGTTTACGCAGCGTTTAACGTCCACAACGCGACGCGATTTAATGTTTTTGCACAACAACGGCAGCGTCGGGTTCGGCACCAACAGCCCTGCTGCGACTGCAATTTTGGATATACAAAGCACCACCAAAGGGGTGCGTTTTCCAAACATGACAACAACACAAAAAAACGCCATCACTCCTGGTGCGGGAACGGTAGTGTTCGACACTACGCTGGCTAAACTTTGTGTTTATTCTGGTTCCGCTTGGCAGACCATCACTTCTGTTTAATTCTTGAAAGGAAAAATCATGCAAACAACTTGGACAATTACACAATGCGACCGCCTCACCGCAGACGGTTTTATCACCGTTGCACACTGGAATTGCAACGCAAGGGATGGCGAATACTTTTCGCACAGCTACGGGTCTTGCGGCTTTGCTGCGGCAACGCCTTCCATCCCTTACGCTGATGTAACGGAACAAGACGTATTGGATTGGTGCTGGGCTGGCGGCGTGGACAAAGACGCTGTGGAAGCTAACCTTGCCACGCAAATTGAAGCGCAAAAAGCGCCTGTAACGGCGACCGGCGTGCCTTGGCAATAACGGGAAGCCGCCACCCGACCTTGGCGGCACATAGTAAAGGAAAAGCGAAATGGAAAACAAAAAGCCCCAAATCGTTACGATAGATGAAGTCGAGTATGACGCAAACGATTTCAATGAACAACAAATTCTGTTGTTAAATCATTGCGTCGACTTGGACAGAAAAATTAACTCGACGCAGTTCCAATTGCAACAGCTAGAGGTGGGCAAAAAAGCCTTCATCGAGTTGTTGAAAAAAGAACTTGAATAGGTAACATCATGAGCCTTCAGACGATACTTTCCGTTGCCGAATCGGTCGGCATTAACGACCACAAATTTGCGGGACAGATGATGTCGCGCAACATGCGGATAAGTACGTCTGAAATCCTGACTGTGCAGCCGTTCAGCTTTATGCTCAAGCCGATGAATTATTTGCTGTACTCGCAAAACAAATCGGTGCTGTCCGCGTTGCGCGTGGCAGACAGGGTGACGGAACAATACTTGAATTTTGCTTCCACCGGATGGCTTAATTACATCGCTTACGGCGGCGACATGACCAGCGGGCAAATCGCCGCCACCTTAATTCAAACGTCCTCCGCCGCAAAGACAATTATCCTCGGCAACTTGCCCTCAATTTCGTCCACAGCCTATATTGTTCGTGCTGGCGATTTTATTCAAATTAGCCGGTATGCATACATAGCCACAGCAAGCGTTCAAAGGGGGTCAGGAGCGACTGTAAGCATCCCCGTGCATAGGTCGTTGCTTACGTCGGTTACGTCCACTACAACGCCTGTAATTGGACAATACGGAACCACTGCTGCGCTGGGCGGTAACACTTACACGGGCATTACATTCTGCGTGATTGTGAGGGATTACCCGACATACAACTTGGTGCCCATAACTAACGACAGCTTTATTGCTTGGGATGGGCCATTCACGGCAATGGAGGTTGTGCTGTGAACCTTATTCCCGCAGTTGACAACACAAACATTATTCGCTATGCGGATTTGTTTCGCCTTATAACGCCTGACGGTACTTATTACTTTGCCACAACTCCCACGGCAATAACAATTCCATCTATATCTAGCACGCCTTTTACGGCGTTGGGTCAATTGGTAAAAGTAGGTAATGTTCAACGGGACATTAAAAGCACGCCAAACGAAACAACTGTGACGTTGGTTGGTATTGATACGGCAATGTTGGGCATTGTTCTTAACGCCAAAATTAAAGGTTCACAAATCGATTTGTGGCACGCTTTTTTTGACAGCAACAATGAACTTATAACATCACAAACCGATTATTGGATAAACAACATTGGCGATGAAATATTGTGGACAAACAATGTTGGGACAGTTATACCTTGGACAACAAACAATCCAAGCACTGGCGTTTACAAATATTTCAGCGGGTATGTAAATTCATTTTCTATTTCTGAACAATGGATGGAAGAAGCCCGTGCGTATGTTGGCGTAGTGTCGCTTAGTGCTGCAAATTTTCAATTGGTATTGCAAAACCGAACAGCAGGCAGATACACAAATAACAATGCATGGCAATCAATAACGCCGAATGATACGTCAATGAATCGCGTGCCATTTATTACAAACATTAATTATGCTTTTGGCAGAACAGCATGATTCGTAAGGCAACTCCAATAGATATGCCTGCGCTAATTGAAATGATGCGCGGCTATGTTGCGGAAGCGCCTATGGATACGTTAAAAGATGTAAGCCTGCACAATCAGCGGCACATTGAAGAATTAATGAGCAGTCTTATTGCAGGGCGTGGCTTTGTTTTGATAGATGAAGATTGCCGTGGTTTTATTGCTGCAATGGTAATAAACAATGTTTGGTGTCCAACAGTGTGCGAATTGCACGAATTGGCATGGTGGGTGCATCCTAGCTATCGTGATGGTACAGTGGGCGGCAGGCTGTGGAAATCATTTGACACCATCGCGCAAGAATTTTTAGATTGTGGTAGAGCGCAAATTATTTGTACGTCTTTAATAGCAAGTTCGCCTACAATCAATTACGAAAAGCGCGGCTACAAGCTAATGCAAAAAACGTATTTCAAGGAAATGTAATGGTTGGCTCAATTCTTGTTTATGCGTTTACGACAATTGCAACAGGTTCGTTTGCATATGCGGCAACTGCGTTTGCAATTAATCTTATTGCATCCTCAATTATTAGCAAAGCATTTGCGCCTACAATTAACAATCCACTTGATTCATCAAATCCGGGCAATCCACAACAAGTGCCACCAGCAACCGACAATAAGTTGCCTATAGTTTATGGAACAGGCTGGGTTGGCGGTGTAATCACAGATTTAAGCATTACGGCAAACAATCAAACAATGTATTACGTTCTTGCATTGTCAGAATGCACAGGAACAAGCGACACAATTACATTTGGCAATGTGTATTTTGGCGGTAGAAAATGCGTTTTTGACCCCACTAATCAATACATAGTTACAGGATTGTTAGATGAATCTACTGGCTTAACAGATACAACTGTTAACGGTTACCTTAACATTTATTTGTATCCTAAAGGTTCATTTTCTGTTGGAAATTCTAGTACAAGTGCAATTGCAGTAATGCAAAATGCAAATTTGGTTTACAAATGGGATTCAACAAAATTGATGACCAATTGTGCATTTGCAATTGTGCAAATTACATATAACCAAAACGCAAATTTAACTGGCATACAGCCAACAAAATTTCAACTTACAAATAGCCGCAGTGCGCCCGGCGATTGTTTTCTTGATTACTTGACTTCTACAACGTATGGCGCAGCATTGCCATTGGCATCTATTGATACCGCATCATTAACTGCATTAAACACTTATTGCAATCAATTGATGACGTACACCACATATACGGGTTCAACTTCAACGCAAATAAGATTTAGATTTGATGGTGTAATTGATACTAATCAAGTCATTATGAACAATTTACAAATCATGGCAAGTTGCTGTGATTGTTTGTTGCGTTATAACGAATTAACGGGATTGTGGGGCGTAATTGTTCAACAACCGACTTATGCAATCTCGTTAAATTTGGATGACACTAACATTATTTCGTCTATTCAAGTTACGCCTGTTGACATTGCCAGCACTTACAACATTGCAGAAGTAAAGTTTTCTGATGGTTCACAGCAAGATGCGTTTTTGACTGCTACATACAATTTGGCGGTTATCAACCCATCATTGATGTACCCTAATGAACCCGTAAACAAACAAACAATTTCGCTGCCATTAATAAATAATTCTGTTCGCGCTCAATATTTAGCAAATAGGTTTTTAGAAGGTGCGCGGGAAGATTTGCAAATTAAATGCAAAGTCAACTATATTGGCTTGCAAATGGAAGCTGGCGATATTGTCACCATGACAAACGCTAATTATGGTTGGGCTGCAAAACTTTTTAGAGTTGGTCAAGTTGTTGAAAACTTTGAAGATGATGGCACTATTAACACATCATTATCTTTGATGGAATTTAATCCCGAAGTTTACGATGATGCAAACGTAACCCAATTTACGCCAGCGCCAAATACAGGCATTGGAAACCCATTAAATTTTGGAACAATTCTTGCGCCAACAGTAGCGGGTTCTTCACCTAATGCGGCAACTCCATCATTTAGCATATCTGTTACATCGTCTAGCGCAGGTATTGTTCAATATGCGGAAGTTTGGTATTCAGCTTATTCAAATCCATCTGCATCACAATTGATATTTGCTGGTACAACTGCTGTAAATTCTAATGGCAATCCGTATGGAACGTTTGCGGATATGGGGCTTGTAACGTTGTCAAACATTGCACAAGGGGATTGGTATTTCTTTGTAAAAATGGCTAACTCTATTGGCAAAAGCAATTTTTCTAGTGCGTCTAATTTGCTTCAATGGCGACCCACTACATTCCAATACGTCAATAGATATTTAAATGTGCGTTATGCATCAAGCATTACGGGTACAGGTTTTTCTACAAGCCCAAGAGGTTTAACGTATTATGGATTGCAAAATTCAACATCATCCTCTGGAAGCACCAGCGCAAGCGATTACACATGGTATTTATCCCCTGTTGCGTTTGGTTCAATTGCGCCGCTAAATTATTTATTGTTTGCAAATCGCAGCAATCGAAAATTTAGTTTTTCCGCAGGCAATGCAAGCCAAGCAAATACAACCGGCGTATTTGTGCCAACAGACACTGCCACATACGACCCAACAATTTGGCAAGGTTTGCCAGATGGTGTAAATTTTATTGATTTGGATGCGCGTTCTGGTCAATTGACTGTAACGGGAACAACGTCTGTTAGTAGTGCTGATGGATTGCTTTCGGTGACTAACAACACCAATGGAAACATGGTTGTATCTCTTGCCCAATTCCTTAATTTTGGGGCTGGAGTTTATGCAAAAACTGTTTCTGTTT